CCACCTGCCGTAGAAGGGAGAGAACCACTTAATACTTTATTAAGAAAACCTTTAGGACTAGCAGAAGCAGCATTTTGCGTTAAGGATGGCATATATGCAATCCAACGCCATATAGGAGCAGGAGGGGGAAGGGACCGAGCCTTGTCCAAGGTAATGGGCATGATTGTTTAGCCTAGACTGTCGTAGGAAAAGGTTACTGTGAAATTTAAAGGCGCGGTTCCTGATCCTGAGTCAAGATCAAAATCTTGAACTTCTTGTGGAAACACACCGATAATATTACGACTATATGCCACAGATCCCTGATTATCAAGGATTTGCAAAAATGCATTTGTAGCATAAGTACTCTTATTACCTACAGACCTACCAGTCTGGACATTTACAACAAACTCATGCCAAATCGTCATGGCTCTATATGCGGAAAAGGTCTTATCCTCTATGAAGGATGCAGAAAATACTTGCTGCGATGACCGTTTTCCTCTATGTTTGACCTGATGGCCATACATATTGACAGTAAACGCTTCATTGCCTACACCAGGCATGGTTACACGCTGGCATTTAATAGACAATGCTTTACCGATAAGGCCGAAACCAGGAACCATAGGTACTGTGAATAGATACGCATCGGTTGTCATAATGTCTGACAAACTGCGTACATCATTTAATGAGATTCTGCTCATATGTTTCGGCCTTATCTCTACAGTCACTTATTTATAAATATATCTCTATCTCACTAAACTGTCCTATTATCTGTTCATTACGTCGTCTTTGAAATAATCGAAGGAGAACGTAGCTGCAACCTGCATAAACTGCGAAGACTCACCGCTCAACTGCACGTCAGGAATATCCTGAGGGAAGATAGAGAAGATTGTCATAGAGTTTATGGTTTCACCTTTGTGATTTAAAATCTGTAAGGTGCCGTTTACAGCATAGTCTGCCTTGTCAGATGCAGAGTCACCTGATTCAGTACCGACAATAAGTTCATGCCACTGACGTAATTTACGATGCGTATTGAATCTCGCATCCTCGACGTAAGTGATAGAAAGAGTACGAGTATACATCTTACGACCACGAAACTTAACAACATGGCCGTGAAGCGGAACCTCAAACGCTTCGTTTGAGAATCCAGGAATGTTTGTATTCAAACATTTAAGAGTCAAATCACGAGTATCGCCAGCACCGGGAACGTTACCAAGTACCAGCAAATATCCAGTTGTATCAATAATATCAGGAAGTGATCTGATATCAGGCAGCGAAACACGCGGCATATGCTTTCTCCGAAAATTGTAGTGAGGAGGGGAATATATTAGTTCCCCTCCTCATGTTTAATTAAAGGTTATCGCCACCGCCTCTTGCGACGTATTCCTGGAAGCTGGCGCCCGTGGTAGTAATAATCGCTTTAAGCGACAGATACTTAACGGGAATTACCGGCTTCAAGTATACGTCAACGTTTAGCTGACCGATATCCACTAAAGTAGTTGGGTTGTTGGAGTCATCACAGACCACCAGATAATCATAAAGACCTCTACCCTCCTTGATAGGCTGTAGGAAGCCAGTGATCATCTGAACGATCTGAATGCGCGTAAATGCATCGTTGGGCTCGAAGATCGAATAATCGAGGGCATCGACAAGCGAAGTCTCAATAAGAATCAGCAAGCGACGAACGTTTACGTTACTAAGCGCGCTAGCCATAGACTGCAGGGTTTCATCACCCCAGACAGGCCAGCCTTTACCCGGTTTCTTAATAATGCAATTGACCTGATTAGGATTGAGCAGGTCACGCATTCCCTGATCGTACTTAACACGCAGTCCCTGAATATTCTTCATCAGACCGCGATTAAGACCGGCAGGAGAGAACCAAGTAGCGCGCTCTCTATCGGTTCTTGCATAAGTGCCGGCTACATAACCCGACGGCGGAACATAACGAATTTTATCAGTAAATTCGTCAGTAATTCTTAAGTCCGGTGTATAGATGGCAGCGTAAGAGCTATTGATATTCAGTTCATTGCGACGATAGTTTAAAGCTGCCTGTGCCTCCTGATAGGCAGAAGGCATATCTAAAACCGCGATGCAATCGCGACGAGATTCGCAGAGACTTGTAATGTACTGCTGTACGTCTGGGGCAGTGTAGCCGCAGTTGATAACAATACGAATACCAGTTTCTTCACGATCTCTAAACAGGTTCCAACCAGCTTTAAGATGGGAGCCTGCGACAGCATTGCCGTTGTCGCCGCCACCCAACCAGTTGATTGACGCATCCTCA